TACATTCAATTAGAAATTAAAGAATCAAGACATAACGCAGTTAATATAAAAAGACTTCAACAAGATGTGGATAAAATTTTAGCAGCAATAGAAATTCTTAAAGACAAAGTAAGAAACAACGGCAGTAATAGTCATGATTGAGGTAGTAGTGGCCCTGTTGATGATAGTTAATAACGAAATCAAAGAACACAGAATACAAGACTCTATGTCTGCATGTTTAAAAGGAAAAAGAGTAGCTAGCAGGGTTTATAATAAAAATGTACAGTATCAATGTATTAAATCTAAAGCAGAAACAGAAATTTATTTAGGTGAAAAAAGTATTAAAAAGCTTATACTGGAGTAATGGAAAAAAATAAAACATTTAAATTTCAAGCCGAACTTGTTAGCGGACAGTGTCCTACTTGTAATGCACTGACAACTTTAGTTGGACTAGCACATGATTTTTTTAGATGTATGAATTGTGGTTCCGATTTACAACAACATGTTAATGGAAAAATTAGTTATCTTCCTATAATGACAAAACGTACAGATGGCGGCAAACTTTATGTTAAGGGCTGGAAGTAACGAAAAAAGCAAAAGGTGGAGAGTACGCACCTCGAGATCAGCATAAGAAACGTCCTAGAACTCACAAGAAATCTTTAAATAAATCAGAAAAATTACAAAATAGAAATAAAAAATATCAAGGCCAGGGAAGAGGCTGATTAGAATCATTCTAAAAGCCTGCGTATCCGTTTTAAAGGACACACAGACTAAGGTGTGAGAAGAGATCTCCATAATATATTAAAATTATATGTTTGACAAGCATTGTTTTATTGGTATACATTCCCATATATAAAACGAATCAACAACAAGAGAAAGGAAACAAAAAATGGCAAATCCACTTAAGTTTAAATCAGTTAGTGTCCCAATAGATACTTACAAAAAGCTTAATTTTTTAGCTGATAATAAGGTTACAGACGCACATCTTACTATAAGTAAAACAATTGAAATATTAGCAACTGAACGAACTAAAAAACTAGGATATAAAAATGGCGCACGAAAATAGCTCTCACGTAGCGATCTGTATTGAATGTAAAGGCAATGGCTTTATTAGAATTTCGAAAGATTCTTTTAGTGAAGTTAAACAATGCAAACATTGTGATTCAGAAGGTGTAATGAGAATTGATGAGCCGGCAGTTGAAGAACTAGAACAAATGGCTGACGTAGCGAGGCTACAGTGAGAAGAATCTGTAGCTTTTGCTAGTTATGAATGATCAATTAATATTATTTCCCGATGAATCATCTTTAACTATTGAGAAAGGAATTGATTTTATAGATTTAAAAGATTTAGTTCAAACCCGAACTGATTCTTTTAAAAAATTTGGTAGAGATAAATATTTTATATATAAAACAGGGGGCATAAATCCTTTTATGCCCGAAGAAGGAAAAGTTTTTCCTTTTGTTCACAATAAAAAAACAGGTCATATTTTACAACCTACTCTAATGGGGGGAATAGATTCTTATCCAAAATTATCTTTAGGTTCTGATGATAAACAAGATACCTCCCCAGTTAAAGTAACTTTTCATTGGCTAGTAGGTACTGCTTTTATAATTAATAATATGCCGGAAAAGAAAAAAATAGTTCATCATAGAAATCATAATACACATGATTATAGAATACCAAATTTACAATGGGTAACCCATACCTATAATTCAGAAAAAATAAATCCTAGAGTGAATCAACAAGAACTTAGAGAACAAGCAAGACAAATGCATGAAAGGAAGAAATGAAATATATTATAATATTTTTTTTCTTAATCGGTTGTGCTAGTAGCGACTATGATTTTAACCCGACGACTACAATACTAAAACAACTGATGAAAGGAAAAAATGATGCAGAGTAGAGAAGAACATCTAGCTAAAAGAAAAAAATATTATTCAGAAAATAGAAAAAAAATTAGTAGAGCTAATTTAATTTATAGTGCTAGATACAGAAAAAATAACCCTGAAAAAGTAAAAGAATCTTTGTTTAAATATGCTAATTCTGAAAAAGGTTTTTTTGTTGGTTTATGGCATGTAATTAAAAGAAAAGGTAAATTAAATGTATTTAATAATTTTTATGAATTTTATAATCATTGGTTAGAACAAAAGGCTATATATGGAAGGAAGTGCCCTGCGACAGGACAAAAAATGACTACTAAAAGAGGTCTTACTAAAACTGGGGAAAAACAAAAAAGATGTTTAACTAATATATCTACAGACAGAATACTTTGTTCAAAAGAATATTCTCCTAAAAATTTAATTTTTACGACTTGGGGATATAATAGTTCTAAAAAAGATTTTACACCTAAAATGGCTAGAGCTTTTTTAAAAATAGTTGAAGAAAGATATGGAGAAATAAATGATAAGAAATAATAAATATATGTACCCTAAATCAATGAGAGAAACTATTGATGGTAAAAGACATTACGCAATTAAATCTGAGAAGTTACCAAGTGTCACTACTATTTTATCTGCAACTCAAGACCCTAGTAAAACGGCTGGCTTAGATGCGTGGCGTAAACGTATGGGTGAGGAAAACGCAACGCGGATCGTTGATGAATCTGCAGCGCGTGGAACTGCGATGCATAAAATTCTTGAGAAATATATTTTGGAAGAAGGTTATTTAGATTTAACCAATGTAGGTAAAGAAGCTCACAATATGGCTATACGGGTCATAGAGCAAGGTCTGTGTAACGTTACTGAATATTATGGGTTGGAGTGTACGTTATTTTATCCTGGCCTGTACGCCGGCGCTACGGATCTTATTGCCCATCATAAAGGTGAAATGGCTGTGGTTGATTTTAAACAGACCAACAAACCTAAGAAAAGAGAATGGATAGAAGATTATTGTACTCAACTGGCTGCGTATGGAATGGCCCATGACTACATGCATAAAACAGATATCAGCAAAGCGGTGATAATGATGTGTAGTAAAGACAATTTCTATCAGGAATTTATTATTAAAGGAGATGAGTATAGACAATACAAATATAAATGGTTAGAAAGAGTAAGTCAGTTTTATGAGCAAAGAGAATTAAAAAAGAAAACAGATCTCGAACTGCAGAAATTAGAGGATAGAAATGGATTCTAGGATTGACGACCGCGGACCGTTGGATTTAGAAAAACAAATTGATCAACTAAAAAAAATGGTTGAAGAGTTAAAAAAAGACAACTATACTCAAGCAAAAGAAATAGATCGTTTAAATGAGTACGTTCAAATATTAGAAATGGAGAAAAGAAAATGAAAGAAAAATTATTTGGTCAAAAAGAAAATGAAGAACTAAAGGAAAGTTTTAAAGAATCAAAACGACAAACAAAAGAAAGAAAACAAAAAGCTTTAGAAAATTTTAGTAAAGATTTACAAGAAAGTATTCATAAAAGAACTTACAAAAAATTTAAAGACCACGCCACAGATATATCTTACGAAAATGAAAAAGGAGAGAAATGATTAATGATACTGTAATATTATATGGTAAAACTAAATTACCGGCTGATGATTGTAAAGTAGTTTTTAAAGATAAGTTTAAAAAAGAGCATATTATAGAAATATCCAGGTTAATTCAAGTCTTTAATAATAATATCTGGAATCATAAAAGGAGTGTTAAATGATAAGTGAGCACAAAAAAGAAAAAGAAAAAATTGAAAAACTTGCTGACCAGTGGTGTAGAGATAATGATTATTCTATAAGAAGATCTAACTATAAAAAATCTCAAAATATGAGCCGGCCTTACAAAGGTACATGGTGGGGAAGAAATAAAAAAACTGTTTCTCACCCAAGAGCAATTGATGGATACGGAGAATAAATGAGAATATATTTTTTAAAAATAATATACCATTACTCAACTTACTTAACTAGTTGGTCATGGCAAAAACTATATGGAGATAGAAAAAAAGGTTATGGATACAAAAAAAAATAACAGTGAATTACTGGAACAAATTAAAGAGTATCGTAATGATATGGTGGCCCGTAATTATCCTCATCAACGAATAAGCGACATCATTACAAAATGGGAAAACAGAAACGTAAAAACAATATCAGAGGAGTCACAGGAACAATTAGAACCTATTACTAGTCCTATGTCCGATGAATAACAAAGAAGGAAAAAACACATGAGTATGCGAGTAAGAGATCTACAGCAGTATCTCGAAAAATTTACATTGGGACCTAAAGGAACAGGTGTGTCAAATGCGCACGTCTATGTTGAGACACAAGATGGGCATCTTGAAGAAATTAGATTAATGGAAGTACAAGATAGTTTATTATTAAAAGCAAGTGAACCGGTTAGACTTGTTTTTAAAACTGAAAATATTAAAAGGTTTAGAGCACCTACGTTTAAACAAAGTTAATAACTTCTCATGGGAGTGGAGGTGGACGCGAGAGTGGAAACCTCCAAATTAATTTATTTTACCTCTTGACATTACTATAATATGGGACTATATATTATATATAACCAACTAGAAAGGATAAATAATATGCCTCTAGAACTAAAAATACTATTAGTATTTGGATTATGTTACTCAATTTATGAGGGCATTAATCTATATATTAAATGGAGGGTAATTAAAATAATAAATGATAACGAAAAAAGTAACCATAACCAGTAAGAATATAAGCCACAAACAGTGGGCCAGTCTTCTATGTGAGCTGAACATCATGAAAAGAGCATGGAAGCCGTACGCGGAGCTTGAATTAAAGGCGCGCGGATTGAAAAGAATTATAGCGCCACAGTAAAAAGTCTCATTATATTTTCTCATATGTGTGTAGAATGGTGAGACTCGGTAGATTTTCTCTCTTTCTCCCTTGTATATACAGAGAATAAGGGATAGCTTCGAAAAATATGAAAAAAATTATAATAAGCAGCGAAGATATTACACCAAAACAATGGACCAATCTAGTATTAGAGTTAAATATATTAAAAAAATCATGGAGAAATTATGCAACCATAGATTTATCTGGTCAAGGCATCAAAAATATTATTACAAAAGGTAATGCAAGAGTAAAACCCAGCAAAGAAGCACATGTGCCAGACATAGTGGAATTCTAGGGTAATTTTATTTTCATTTCCATTTTAAAATAGTCGGTGGCACAGTGGCACAAAGGGTGTTTTTGGCTTACTAGTGTTGGTATAAGCAAATAATAGGTGTGCCAGAGGGTCTGTTTTGAGTGGCACAGCATGGCACAACTGACAGTATAGTTGAATAGTAGACGATTTAGCAGTGGCACAGTACTAAAAGAGGGTTAAGTGTATGCAAATAGTGTATAGGTAGTCAAATAAGGGTTGGTATTGGCTGTTCATTTCTAATGTATCCTGCGCGCGAAGGTTTTTTTGGTTTTGTTAAAAATTAAATTGCCCTAAAATTCCACTTATAGTATAAGAAGTTATGCCCAAATCTAAAAAATCCAGAAGAGCTGATACCTATATTAAATCTAAAAACGTTAAAGAGGAAGTTAAATTTCCATATTCTAGATATCGTATCGAATGGATCGATATCATTACGGAAGGCGGCTGGGGTTCCGAAAGAGAATTTAAAGCTATGAAACTTGCAACACCTATTAGTGAGGGTTGGTTATTCTCTAAAGATAAAGAAACTGTAAAGATATTTGCCGGGTATGATGTTGAAGAAGATGGATCAATTCATTTTTCCGAGCGTTCAGTTTTTCCTACCTCTTGTGTTAAAAAAATGATAAAACTTCATTAATGAAATATTACATTGATAAAATAAAACTTCAAATAGAAGTTTTTTGTGTGGATCATCCATTGTTTGTGGCCTTTAGTTTAGGATTCATTTTAGGTGGATTAATATTCTCCTAATGCCTTTTAAATCTGAGAAACAAAGAAAGTGGATGCATATTAACAAACCAGGTATGGCAAAACGTTGGGAAAAAGAAGAAGCCAGCGGAAACTATAAAAAGAAAAAACCCAAACCTAAAAAAAGTAATGAATAAAAAATTTAAATACGATGGCAAGTCAAGGCCTGCAGATAATACATACAGAGAAAACTACGATAGTATTTTTAATCCAACTTTGACTAAAAATATGAAGCATGTTAAATGGAGCCAAATTCCACCTGTAAGAGGACCTGATCCTCAAGGTCTTAAGAAAAAATAATTACTATTCTATTTCTAATTCGTCTAGTTTAATTTCATCTGGAGTTATGTTAATAATCTCTTTGTTGTCTTCTAATATTTTACGTAGTCTATCTTTGATCTCATCTGAACTCATATTATCTACATTACCTGTCATAATTAATTTTTGATCAATATATAAACCACCTGCTTTACCTCTAGCAACTTCTGCGTTTACTGCAGCACTCCACGCTTTAGTTTTTAAAGCTTCATCTCTAATTTTAGCTAATTCTGTAATATGCCCTTCAAAGTTAATACCATACTTTTCTTGGACTTCAGCGCGCAGCTCGCCTATGTACTTTGCAACTAATGGGTAGTACTTTGGATTTTTTAATTCACTTGCTCTAGATCTCGAGCTTGCTGTATAACCTGCTTCATTTGCACATTCTGCCGGAGACATCTTACCTTGATTATATACTAAAAGCTCTGCAAACTTTCTTTGTTTATCTGTTAAAATTGCTACTCTTGTCATATGGTTTGACTTATACAAACTTGTACGATAAAAGTCAATGCACGATGAATGAAGAGACAAAACTGTGGAAGAAACTTAAGAAAAACACACCTAAAATACTATGGACTAGACTGGAATCATGGGCTTCTTTTGGAGTACCGGATCTTATTGGTTATCATGATTCATGCGGATTATTCATGGTTGAGCTTAAAATAGCTAGAGGTCCAAAAATATCATTTTCTCCCCACCAAAAACTCTGGCACTATACACATACAAAAAGGAACTTTATTCTTATTGAAGAGCCTCTTGCTCATTCAATAAAACTTTATCAAAGCTCCACGATCAACGGTCTGCTATCCGACCACCGCGAAACGCCATGCTTGGCGATTGACGATTGGGCCCACATTCAGCGCTTGTTGCTTGACGCTTCGCTTGACGCTTGACGCTTGGCTTGAGGCTTGGGGCTTGTGGCTTAACGCTCATCGCTTGACGCTTCTGGCTTGAGGCTTGTGGCTTGTGGCTTATACCATCCTCCAGGTGGCTGATTCTCTTCATTTAATTTTTTAATTAATTTGCTTAAAGTTGTAGTTGGCGCACGCCCGCGGCCGTCCGTCGGCAGCTTTGGGCTAATGGCCTTCTTCACGTGTGAAGCTTTTCTAGTGTTTACCATAACTAATATTTTTAATTTCTTTGTTCCAGCATGCTCTACAATCTCGACACTTGCCGCCTTGATTAGGGGCTGGGCAGCTGGGTTTCCCATCAGTTACCACCGTTGAAGAATGGGACCAGGCGTTGCCTGCTGGTTTGTCAACCTTGGATCCCGATAACCTGATGATCATGTTGTCCGGAACCGCTTCAGGGTCCGGCAAGTACTGACGCTCTTGTGTTGGCATCCAGTGCTTAGTGTCCGGAGTTTGACGTGCTACTTCTAAAATTTTTGCCATATGCTCGACGCTTTGAACGTCGCCGGCGTCGTGCCATCTAAACCATTTTTGATTTTTAATTTTTGCCGCCATCGCTTCAACCCATTTCGGGTGTTTGATAGCGTCCAGTCTTCTATACTGGGCCGCCTTGATTGCTGGATATCTTGTATAATTTCCTTTCATTGCATAACATCCAAAGCAAGGCGTGCCTTCAATCTTTGCAAGCTTCGCGCCAGTTTGACAGGCCCAAGCCGGAAGTGAATAACTAAGGCCTGGCATTTTTGAAGTCTTAGTAAATGAGTCTGTAATTTTTAAAGCTTCTTTTATTAACATATTATTATCCTTTCTGTTTACTCTTATATAATCCCATATCCTTAAATGTCAAGTATTTAATTGCTTGACGCTCGACGCTTGTAGCTTGTGGCTCGTTGCTTAGTTTCCAGCGTTTCGCGCTTCAGGTCCTTGAAAAACTTTTTGCAGCTCTTAACATAGGACCGCGGGAGGTGATTGTGATTTGTTATAAAATAATGTGTAAGATCTCGATGTTTAATTCTCATATTTATATCCTTTCTAATTCTTATATAGTCCCATATTCTTAAATGTCAAGTACTTAATTGCTTGACGCTCGTATCTTTTAATATTTTCTTTGCTAATTAGAATCATTCTAAACTGCTCGACGCTTGACGCTTCGCGCTGCGTGAAGCTTGGATTCATATAACCGGTCCCACTCGATGATCAGTCGACTTAGCAGGACCGGTAAAACTCCACCTATGAAGAGGCCCGCCAGAGGCGTGACTTACGATCGGTTGTTTATCATTTTACTGGCCCTTTTTTATTCGGGGCGGGCCAGCCTTATCCCACTCTAGAAAATTTCTAGGTATCATAAATTCTTTGATCAGTTGGTGTGACTACGTAGGCGGGGATCTTATTACGCGTTATACAATCCCAAATCCGTCCGGATTTCGCGACCTAAGTTATAGAGGTTAACCCTCAGTAAACACCATCCGATCCCAGATCTATTGTCAGCAAAAGCTGATCGGGTCAACCCGTCCAATAGATCAGGGATCAGTCCCGGAACTAAAATTAGCTTCTCACTAATCGATTGACCGGGAATCTCCGTACTTGCTTTTTCTGGTGCAAGTCCCATGATCACTTGAGTTTATATCGCCGTAGTGAACAAAAGGGCGAAAACAATTCAGGGGAATTTTTAGGGTATCCCCTGAACCTAAATTATTTATTTCACCTAAACAGAATAAATAACATAAAATAGTTATAAGATATTATGGGAACTAAGTCAAGCGTTAAATTAAAATAAATTTCTTTTTATTTGTTGACTTCTATTTACTTATAATGTATAATCCCAGATATAATCAAACAGAAAGAAGAATAAAATGAATATAGATAAACAATTTACAATTACTTATTATGCAAAAAAACATAGTAAGCATATTACAAGACGAGGCAAGTGGGATAGTATGTGTAGATATTTTACTACCAAACTTGGCAATGCGTGTATAACATATTTTGATGTTGACGCAAATAATTACAGGACTTGTTCAGGTAATTATAAAATAAGATACTAAACATTTGACAATGAGTGGGATTAATATATAATCCCACTTTATTATTAACCAACAAATAGGAGTGAGAATGTCTAAAATCAGAATGAATACCGAATTGAGAAATAAACTTTTCGGCAAGATAAAAAATGTCTTTGAGAATGAGGACACACAAGAAAGAGAAGATTACCTACAAGCAAGAGAGAATGTTGACAAAGAATATAAATCAACATTTGAACTAGCAAGACAAGTAGTTGAAAGATCATATCCACCAGAAGATGTTGCAACATTAAGAACATTTAAAAAGAAGTATGGACAACCTTGTGATGTTGTAGCCAAAGATAAATGTTTTTACTTTGCACACAATGAGGGTGTTGACGAAGATGGAGAAAAAACAGAAACTAAATCACACTTTGATTTTGGATTATTTGGCAATTTAAATGGTACTGAATATAGTAGTGATGATGGTAGAAAGTTTGCTTATGCTTATTTAAGAGAAGATTTAAAAGCATTGGACTTAAATCCTGATATCCTTGCACAGCATGATAAGAATGAAAACAATCCACACAAAACAAAACACGTTGATCTTAATGACAAAGCATTAGGCAAAACATCTAGCAATAGGTATGGTAGTGATAGTGATAGTGATAGTAATGGTATGACTAAAACATTTGATGACCAATTTAATCTTGATGTAATTGGAACTTCTTATTGTAGATCAAGAGCAATAGCTTGTACTCAAGATGAGTATAAAATCTTTTTGACATGGAGAAGTGCCAAAGGTCAAGTAGTCACTAAACATCAAACGTGGATTGATAGTATTGTTAAACAATGCGACCAATTAAAAATTGGATTGAAAGCATATAGATACTTAAGTGAGGGCATAGAACTTGCAACTGAACTTGGTATTGAAGTTGAAGAAAGTGAATTGATTAGATCAAATTCAACAGGTCTAACAATCTACAATCCAAGCAATCTTGCAAGTATGATTAAAGGCATGAAGAATAACAGACCTTTAACAGTTGCAGAAAAGATACAACAAAGAGAGGCATATAATAAAGCAAATTAACACTTGACAGTAAGTGGGATTTAATATATAATCCCACTTATACTAACTAACAGAAAGAAGAAAAAATGACACAATTAAATACATTAGAAAACTTAAACAGACAAATAAGAATAGCAGATGTTATTAGCACATTAATGACACAATCTACTAAATTGATTGAAATAGTAAATGACAATCAAAAAGAGATTAATAGATTAAAAAAAGAATCCGATCAATTAAAAGATAACAAACAACGATTATTTGAAAAAGATGATGTTGAAAATGAACTTTTTAAAGGGGGTAAATAATGGAACATTTAATATATGAACTATCATTCTTTGGAATGATAGTTATTCTAATAGGTTTAAGATTATGGAGTGATAAAAAATGACACAATTAAATGATGAACACTTTGAAGTAATAGAGAAAAACAAAGTTGAACGATACGAACGACAGAAACTAACTTACCTTGAAGATAGAATCAAGACTCTAGAAACTGCAATTGAAAGCCATGCTAAAATCTTAGCTAGATTTCAAATGACTGAGGGAGATAACTCATGACCGACAAAGTTGATAGTGCAATTTACATTTATGATGTTGAGTTTGATAAGATTAAAACAATTAAGCTTAAAACATTTTTAACTAGAGTTAATCATACATTAAGAAATGAAAACCAGATTTACTTTGCTTTAAAAAATGACGCAA